AAATTATGGCATCAACTTATACGGCTCTCGGTGTAGAACTAATGGCAACTGGTGAAAACGCCGGTACATGGGGAACAAAAACTAACACCAATTTAAATATAATCGAACAAATTTCAGGCGGATTTACTTCTCAAGCCGTTGGAGATTCTGGAACACCAACAGCTCTTACAGTTTCTGATGGATCAACTGGTGCTGCTATGTCTCATAGAATGATTGAACTTACAGGATCTATTTCTGGAAACAGAGTTGTAACAATTCCATTAGATGCACAAACATTTTATTTTTTAAGAAATTCAACATCAGGTGCTTACACAGTACAATTTAAATATGCATCTGGTTCAGGAGATACATTTACTTTTTCAGCAACAGATAAAGGTGATCAAGCTGTATTTGCTACAGCAAATGATGGAACTAACCCAGACATATATACTTTAGGTTTTGGTGATGGTGATGTAACTCTTACTGGAACACAGACTTTAACAAACAAAACTTTAACAGCACCTAAAATTGGAACTTCTATTTTAGATACTAGCGGAAACGAATTATTACTTTTAACAGCTACAGGTTCAGCGGTTAATGAATTAACACTAGCTAATGCTGCAACAGGCAATGGCCCTATTCTTTCAGCAACAGGAGAAACTAATGTTGATATAAATTTAAACCCTAAAGGAACAGGTGTTCTTAAATCAGGAACAGCTGCAGTTAAAATTGCAGGAAAAGAAACTATGTGGATTCCAGCTGCAGCAATGTATGGACCAACAACTAACCCTGCAGATGCAGCTTTAGTTGAAACAACAGCAACAAGACCAGATTTAAAAGTATTTGATTTTGATGCAGGTACAAAACAATACACACAATTTACAGTAGCTATGCCAAAATCATGGAATGAAGGAACAGTAACTTATCAAGTTTATTGGACTCCTAGTACAACTAATACAGGTAACTGTATTTTTGGTTTACAAGGAGTTGCATGTGCAGATGGTGATACTATTGATGTTGCATACGGAACAGCAATAGAACTTACAGATGCAGGTATCGGAACAGTCGAAGACCAACAAGTTTCAGCTGAAAGTAGTGCTATGACAGTTGCGGGTTCTCCTGCAGCAGGTGAACAAACTTACTTTCAATTATATAGAGATGCAGCAGATGGTGGAGATACTTTTACTGGCGAATCAAGAGTTCTAGGAGTAAAAATATTTTATACTACTGATGCAGCTAACGACGCATAAGGAGAATAAAATATGTCTTTCGGTTATCAAGTTTTAGGTTTTGGATCAGGCGGCGGTGGCGTTGTCTACGAAGTTACTTATTTAGTTGTTGCTGGCGGCGCCGGTGGCGGAGCTGGTGGCGGCGGAGGAGCGGGAGGTTTTAGAACTTCTGAAGATTCTTCTCCTATGGAAATAGAAGCTGGCGATTATACAATTACAGTCGGTAGTGGATCAGGACCTGTTCCAGGAAATGACAGTTCACCAAGAGCTGGTAATTCAGTTTTTAATACTATCACGTCAACAGGCGGTGGTGGATCAGGATACGGTAACCCAGAAGAAGATGGTGGAAGTGGTGGAGTCCAAAATGGACTAGGCAACACTCCTCCAGTTACTCCTTCTCAAGGTAACAACGGTGGACCACAAATTCAATCTGGTGGCGGCGGAGCTAGCCAAGCTGGACAAGATAATAGTCCCGCTGGTGGAGCTGGCGGAAATGGAAGAGATAGTTCTGTATCAGGTTCTTCAGTAGAATACGCTGGCGGTGGTGGTGGTGGAGGTTACATTCCAAATACAGCACCAGGACCAGCACGAGACGGCGGTGGAGCTGGTGGTAGTAGAACCGGCTCAGGATCTAATGGAACTGATGGTAAAGGCGGCGGTGGCGGCGGAATGGGTCAAGACGGCTCTCCTCCAAATGGTAAAGGTGGTACCGGTGTTGTAATCGTTAGCGCTCCAGCAGACGCAACTTTATCTGTTTCACCAGGAACAAATACTACAGCAACTGCTCCAGGAGGACAAAAAGTAGCAACATTTACAGTGTCGGGGACACTAACAGTATCGTAATGGCAACTTTTGCAAAATTAAAACCAAGTAACAATGTTGTTCTTGATACAATAAAAGTTGGCAATGATGTGCCAACATCTAATGGTCCTTTAGGTGAAAATGACATGCATGTTGATGGAGAAACTTATTGCACAAATACTTTTGGTGGAATTTGGAAACAATGTTCAGAAACAGGCGCATTTAGAAAACAAAATGCAGGCGTAGGTGACACCTACGATGCTGTTAAAGATAAATTTATTAGACCCCAACCACATGCTTCATGGACAATAGATTCTAATGATGATTGGCAAGCTCCAGTAACAAGACCAACAGATGAAAGTCTAGTGGTAAGTGATACTGTAGTATTAAGATGGCCTAATTGGAATGAAGAAAATTATAGATGGCAAAGCGAAGATGTTTTAACAGACCCAATGGTTGCTTATCATTGGGATACAAATACAAACGCTTGGGTTATTAGTTAATCTTTACTTTTTAATTATTATAGGTTAAATATATTTCATAAGAAAGATTATGAATATAGTAAATTTATTTCCAACACCAGTATGTGTTAAGTATTTAAAACCTTTATCTAAATTAATTTTACAAAAAATTTTAAAACATAAAACAAAACCTGATTGGCAGTTTAATGTTTTACAAAGTCAAAATACATATATCTTAGAAGAAAAATTTCTTAAAAATTTAAAAAAACAAATTGATTCTTTTATTCAAGAATACGTTGATGAAATAATAAAACCAAGAAAAAATTTAAAATTTTATATAACTCAATCTTGGTTAAATTACACAGGTGAAAAACAAATACACTACCCACACTTTCATCCTAACTCGATTATATCTGGAGTTTATTATATAAATGCAGATCCGAAATTAGATTTTATCTTATTTAAAAAAAATGTTTACGATCAAATAAAGATATATCCTTCAAAGTTTAATATACATAATTCTGATACTTGGTGGATACCAGCTGCTACAAACAAACTTATTTTGTTTCCTTCTTCTTTAATGCATGAAGTGGGTAATGTTAAAAAAACTTACGGTAAAAGAATAAGTTTAGCTTTTAATGTTTTTGCAAAAGGAGACTTAGGTTCAAAACAAACTCTAACTGAATTAAAAATATGAACATATTAGGGTTACAAAAAAATCACAATTCATCTGTCGCTTTATTTTGTGATTATAAATTAGTTTATTATAATCAAGAAGAAAGATTATCTAAAATAAAAAACGACAGTTTTTTTCCGTTACATATTTTAAATGAAATAAAAAAATTAAATGTTAAAATAGATAAAGTAGTTGCTACAGGATACAACACTATTGATGCTCATACTATTTATGGGTATATGTATAAAATAGGTTTAATTGATTCTGTTTATGAAAATACTTTTCATTTTTATAAATCACATCATTTAGTTCATGCTGTAAAAGCAATGTACTCCTCTAATATGGAAAAAGCATTAATATTAGTGGCAGACGGAAGAGGCTCTACTTATTTACTAGATAATGGAAAACAAGGGCATGAAATTTTTTCTGTTTATAACGGCAGTATAAAAAATGGATTTGATTGTTTATATAAAAGACTACAAACAACTTTAGAAGGTCATGGAGCTAAAGCAAGACCAGAAGAAATATATGGTTTTGATTTTGTTAAACCCGCAATTACACTTAAGGATTTTAAAAATTTTGATGTAGATCATAAACCTGTTTCTGGAGCATTCTATAGTAGGATAACAAATCATCTAGGTTTTAAAACAAACGATGAAGGAAAATTAATGGGGTTACAATCTTACGGAAAACCAAACAAAAGAATACAAGAAATATTATCACAGGATGATTTATTTAATAATAAAAATGAAAGAAGTGATGAAGTTAATTTTTCTCTAAACCTTGAAAAATATCCAGAGCTTTATTACCATAAAAAATTAGGCTTTAAACAAATTCATTATGACATAGCATACGAAGCGCAAAAACAATTTGAAAAACAAATGGTTGAAACATTAGACAAATGTATAACTAATCACAAAAATATAATTATAACAGGAGGTTGTGGTTTAAATGTAGTATTTAATTATCGACTTAAAAAAGCACTACCTAAAGATATTAATTTATATATTGATCCGTTATGCGGCGATGAGGGTAACAGTATAGGTGCAGCCATAACATATGGTAAATACTGTGGAGAAAGAAATAATTTTGACAGTATTTATTTAGGGCCAAAGCCTAAGTACAACATAGAAAAAGGAAATGATAAAATAGAAGATGTTGTAAAACATTTAGTTGATCAAAAAATAGTAGGACTTTATCAAGGCAGTGCTGAAGCGGGACCTAGAGCTTTAGGAAACCGATCATTATTACTAGATCCTAGAATTAAAGATGGTAAAGATATAATGAACAAAGTTAAAAACCGAGAATGGTTTAGACCGTTTGGTGCATGTATTCTTGAAGAGGAAGCAGGCAAATGGTTTGACATGGCGGGCTTAAAAAATTCTCCATACATGCTGTATGCTGTTGAAGCTTTAGAGGGTGTTAAAGAAAAAATACCAGCAGTTATCCATGTTGATAACACTTGTCGAATACAAACAGTCAACGAAAAACAAAATCTTGTTTTGTATAACTTATTAAAATTATTTAATAAAAAAACAGGAGTGCCTATATTGATGAACACTTCTTTTAATTTAGCAGGAGAACCATTAATAGACACTCCAGAAGATGCAATTAACACATTTAACAGATCAAATATAAATTGCATATACTTTGCCGACATAGAAAGGATTTATCAATAATGCATTTAAAACATAACGTATGGTTTTTTAGAGATGTTTTAGATAAAAAATGGTGTAACAATTATATAAAAAAATATAAAAACAAAGGTTTTAAAACTGGAAAAGTTGGTGGTGATGGATCTAAAATTACAGCACAACAAAATAAAAAAAGAAGAAATTCTTCTGTATCTTTTATTACAGAAAAAGAAGCGTATGAAAAAATAAATCCATACATACACAAAGCTAATAAAAATGCAGATTGGAATTTTGAAATTAGTTGGAACGAGGACATGCAATTTACTAGATACACAAAAGGACAATACTATAATTGGCACATGGATATGTGGCATAGACCATATACTAACCACAGACACATCCAATACGAAGGTAAAACAAGGAAACTATCTTGTAGTGTTTTATTAAACGATCCCAGCGAATACAGTGGAGGAGATTTAGAAATAGGAAATACCAATAACGTTGATACTAGCCTTGAAGAAAATAAAGTAAACTTAAAACAATATAATTTAGGACAGGGTTCAATTATTGTTTTTCCTGGATTTATATGGCACCGCGTAACTCCAGTAACTAAAGGAACAAGATATAGTTTAGTAATGTGGACTTTAGGAAAACCATATGTTTAGTAAAAATAAATATCAAATATGTAAAAATATAATTAGTAAGGAATTAGCTAATTTTTTATTTAATTATTTAAGAATGAAAAAACAAACTTTTTATTCTTTAAAAAGATTGGGCATAAATAATAAACTGTTGGGCGTTGATGGTGACGAACAAGCACCGGGAAGCTATTCTTGTTATTCAGATATTGCTATGGAAACATTATTAGCGGCTACTAATGAAACACTAGAGAAAAAAACAAAACTTAAGTTATCCCCTACCTACACATACACTAGGTTATATAAAAACGGAGATCAATTAAAAAAACATAAGGACAGATTTAGTTGTGAAATTTCGGGTACTTTAAATTTAGGGGGTGACATGTGGCCTATATATCTACAAGACATTAAAGGAAAAGAAATTAAAGTTAAATTAAATGCAGGAGATGCCTTATTATATTCTGGAACTATTTTACCTCACTGGAGAAAACCTTTTGAAGGTTATATGTGTGGACAAGTGTTTTTACATTACAATAACAAAGCAACAAAAGGTTGGGATAAAAATCTTTTTGATAGCAGACCTCATTTAGGTTATCCATTTAAAACATGATAAAAATTTTAGATAATTTTGTACCTTTAAATATACAAAATAAATATATTGAATTATTAAACAGTGAAGAAATTGCATGGTTCTTTATGAAAGATTTAGTTGTTAAAAAAAATAATATAAATTTTAAAAATGAAAACATAACAGACACGTTTGCTATGGTGCATATATTGTTTGACAGTCAAGGAATAAACTCAAAGTTTTATGGACTATTCTCGTCAATATTAAATTTTTTTTGTGTAAAAGAAAAAATAAAAATTAAAGATATGATTAGAGTAAGGATAAGAAGAACTTTTCAAACTAAAGATCACTCAAAAGAAAAATATAATGTGCCACACATAGATGTTAAAGAACATCTACCTTACAAAACTTTATTATATTACGTAGATGATTCTGACGGCGATAGTGTTTTTTTTAAAAACACTATATCTGATAATATATTACTAGATACGGATGCTGTGATAGATAAAAAAATATCTCCTAAAAAAGGAAGAGCTATATATTTTGATGGAGACATATACCACTCAGGCAATTGTCCAATTGACTTTAACCAAAGGACCGTTATAAACTTTGATTTTAAAGTATGAAAGATTTTATAAAAAAATATTTAACTAACGTTAAACAGGCTACTAAAAAACAAAAAGAAAAAGAACTTTGGGATGTAGTTGGTATATTAAAAAACAGATTGAATGAAAAATTAAAATACGATCTTAGGCCATATAACATAGATAACCAAGGACGAGACGTAAAACCATTAACCAATAGATCTAAAGCAGATAAAATTGTTTTTGAACAAAAAGATAAATGGGTAATCGTTGAAGCAGTAGAGTTACATGGTTTTATTATTACACACAGATTAAAAGAAATTAATCTAGATGAAATTATTGATGCGTTAGAATGGAATATAAATATAAAAA